TTATTGGCCGTCGCCGAAGTCCATACCGATCTGGTTCTTGTCGATCCGCCGGCGCTGATGTTGACGAAACACGCTGTAGATCCAGTCCTCAGTCACCCCATACTTGCGCACCAGGATGTCGGCGTTGCTGCCGTCGTACTCTTCCATGATGTGCAGCTCTAAGCGCTTGCGGGCCAGGTCATCCTTGACCGGAAAAACGAAAGTGATCCCCGCCCAGCGCCGGTGAAGCTGGAAGGCCAGCTCCTCCGCTTCGTTGATGGCCTTCTCGTCGGCAATCCCATGGCGCTTCAGCGAATCGACGAGCAGCTCCGACAGCTCGCGCAGCATCGTGTTGCGGCGGCGGATCTGCTGGGATCTGACCTTCATAGGTTCCCCCGTGCTGCCTGGCGGCGGCTTTCTGCTTGCTCTTCATCTATAAGGCCCAGCCGCAGATCGGCCTCGATACGCCCGATAGCGTCCTGCAGGGACTGTTGTGGAGTGCTAGCTGTACGCGGCGGCTTGGCCGGCGCTGCCGCTTGGGCCTGTGCAGGATCAGCGGCGATGCCGAACACAACAGCGCGCAGGTAGTTGTGGCTTTCCAGCGGCAGTGACAGGCGATCACGTTGCGCGATCATCTGCTCGATGCCGACAGTCCATAGGCGCGGAGGTGCAGGCTTGGACTCAGCAGTACGTGCATCACGCTGCACCACGCCAGCCTCGACCAAAGCCAGCAATTCCTCCACCAGGCGAATCGCCCTGGTCATGCGCAAACTGCGCTTGGCCGGGCTGAACAGGCGCAAGTAGTTGAGCACCGCCCGGCCCAGCTTCGGGTCCAACTTGGCGAATAGTGCTGCCAGTTGTTTACCGTCGGCATCAGCAAACCCCGCCTCGAACGGAAACTGCTCACCGCAGCAAGGGCATTGCATCTGCATTACAAAAGCCCCCGCGCAGCAGCTGCAGCAGTGAGCGTTTCGATAAGCGATTTAAGGATTGGACGGCGCCGCTCCCAGCCTTCCGGCAGTGCTTCCAAATCAAGCTGCCAATCTGGATCACGCTCACCTAACAGCCCCAGCAGCCTTTCCACCTGGGCGAACAGGCCGCGTTTCTCCTGCTCAACGTGCAGTGCAGCGATCAGTGCATCCAGCTGCTTGGGCAACTTCACCCAGGCCACGCGATCGACCTTGAACATCTGCCTGGCCAGCGCGTCGGCATATGCCCACGGCAGGCGCATATCGGCCAGCAGCGCCTCGATCTTGGTGATGCGTGCAGGCATCTGGTCGAAGTTGTTCGGCTTGCCCTTGGATTTGCTGCTGGGCTTCGGCTTGAAGCCCAGGCGCTCGAACTCGCGCAGTACTGCCCCAGCCTGGCGGTCATTCAGCTCTTTGGACGAGCGCACGCCAGCCACGCGAGCCAGCAGTCCTCTATATATGTCGTCTTCCATGCCGAGCTGGCTTTTGGCGATGTGGATTTTGCTGAGAGTGGCTTTAGCGAGGGGCATATCAAACGTCCTCCCGCATTTCCTGCAGGCCTTCCAGCACCATGCCTAGGCCGTCGAGACTCTCGGCAGTAACGGCGAGGAGGATCAGTTCGCGGCCTGAGTCGAGCGAAAGCCGCACAAGATCGAAGCTATCTTGGTGGTTCTGCTCGGCCTGCTGGATGAGCTGCAGCACCGTGGTTTGCTCGTAATCGATGTCATGTAAAAGGGACATATCAGACCACCTCTGTGGCGATGCGCCATTTGCTGTGCAGCCGCCCGACAGGGGTGCATTCGAGGCGCTCGATTATGGTGACCTGGCCCGGAAACAGCTTCTCAGCCAGGCGGTCTACGGCGTACTTGTAGTCGTGGGTGCAGGAGCAGCGCTTGCCGCGCACGGTGCTGGTGACGTAGCCGGCGATGCTGTCCTGACGCACTGACAGCTCGACGCTGTCGGTTAGGCGTCCCATGTCATTTCCTCCCCTGCGACTTCCAGCAGCTCGGTATGTACGTCGAGCAGTTTCTCGGCGGCTTCGGTCAGGATGTTGACGTGGTACTCGTCCACATCCTCCCAGTCGCTGGCCATTGCCAGCAGCTTGGTGCGCATAGCCTTAAGGCTGCGCCGCTGCCCAGCGGCAATCTGTTTCTTTGTCGGAGTGGCCATGTCACACCGCCGCAATGTTGAGGTTGATGGGTTCATAGCGGTCGGTATTGCCCACGCGCTGGTACACGCGGATGTAGATCGCTGTACCGTTGACCTGGATGCTGTCTTTCAGTGCTTCCATGGCCATTTTCCAGTCCGGGTCGTCGATCTCGACGCGCAGAAGGCTAAGCACGTCGCCGGTCTTGATCTGGCCTTGCTTGTTGGCCCGGAAGGCACGATCGACCAGTACCCGCAGATGTTGGTCAGCCCCCTCGCTCCATTTGCGGATGCACTGGTCGATCAGCTCTTTGGCCGCGAGGATCTCCTCGGTGAACGTAAGGCGGTCGGCCATGGCGCGCTCGATCTTGAAACGGCCGTCGTAGGTAACGATGGAGACGTTGCCCTTCTTGCCGCCCAGCTTGACGCCGTACTTCTCGGCGGAGAGCGATATCAGGTCGGCGATATCGGCCAGGGCCTTAGTCTTGAAATTGCCCAGGGCCTCGCTGATGGCCAGCGCTTGCTTTGCCAGATCACCGGCCACGCTGTCACGCAGCTTGTCGTGATCGCGCACCTGGTGTTCAGGCACCAGGTGCCCGGCGGCGTTGCGCACATAGCCATCCGGTACCGGCGTTTGGTTGGTATCAACCATTGCTCTTCTCCTCATCTTTAATCCAGCCCAGATCGCGCTGGCGTCGCGACAATTCCAGTACCCGTTGTGCCTCAGTAGCGATGGCTTGCACGTCGCTATACCAGTCACCGTTAGCCAGACCACTGACGAAGTCTTCAAGAGGTCCGTGCTCGGCTATGGCGTGCCCGGCAGACCAGGCAACTACCTCACCACCAGCCGCTTCGCGGGGCACTTCTTTGCTGGTAGATCCACGGATCACCAGCGTGTCGTAACGCGCTGGTTGCCCGCTCATTGGTTCTGCTCCTTCACCGGCGTCAGCCAGGCAACGCAGACGCCGCCGAGGCGCACCATGTTCTTGGTGTGCGTGCCGCAGGTAGTCCAGGAGACGCCGCGCCACTCCTTTTTAAAGGTGTCGGCCAGCAGCTGGGCGCTGTCGGTGGCGATGAAAATGGTGAGGTCGAGCGGCGATGCCGTCTCGACGCGGATACCCGCCGCGCGCAGGCGGCGGGTCATGTCGTTGACCTTCTTCAGCGAGTCGGCCAGCTGCTCGGTGAGCACCGTGCAGACAGGCATGGCGTGCTGGCTGATGGCAACGGATGGTTTGATCGGGACCACATTGGGATTGGCCATGTCATTCCTCCTCATCGCTGTCAGGCGCAGTGCGGTCAATGGAGACCGGGAATTTCTCGAACTGCTGATGGGCCAGCTGAAGTGCTATCCGCCAGCCCTTCAGCAGTTCCCCCTCCAGTACCACCGGATTGGCGTCATCAACGCCAAGGCACAACTGCGTGCCCTCAATGGCGGACAGCAATTGCTCGATGTTGGTGAGGCGGTTCTTGTGCCACTGCACCAGGCCCTCGGCAATTTCCTTAAGGTTGCCGGGTGCCGCGTTCGCGTCGACTTCGTCCTGAAACAGTTCGAGCATGTCTTCCAGGCGGGCTTTCTCATCATTGGCCAGCAGCAACTGGCCGCCCTGATCAAACGGGCCGTCGACCAGGCTCCATGCCGAGGCATATACCTGGGCCTGTTCCATAAGCATTGCGATAGAGACGGCCATGTCACACCCCCTTAACCACTTCAGCGGTGATTAGGGGCTCGCCAACGCTGGCGGCCAGGTTCATTGCCGCTACCATCAAATTGCCGATGGCCAGCGGGTACAGCAGGCTGCGGTTGTCACGCCCGGCGTTGATCAGCCGGTCGATGATGGCGTTCAAACCGCTTGCATCGATGATCTCCTCCAGCTTCTTGTTCTGGCGTGCGAGGCGGAACTTCAGGAATTCTTCTAGGCGCTCAGGTTTGACCGGCTGCAGCTCTGCAATTTCAATGCGCTGGACAACCTCGCGCACTTCGGGGTTGCGCTCGGAGAGCTTCACCATCAGTTCGCTTTGGCCGATCAGAATGATGCTCAGCAGCTTGGTGAAGCCCGACTCCAGCTCGCGCAGGCGCTTCAGATGCTTGAGGGTCGATATCGGCAGGCAATGGGCCTCCTCAATGATCAGCACATGCCGGCAGCCGCTCTCGTAGCTGTTCTTTAATGCGCGGTGCATCTGGCGAAACCGGGCCTCCGGGTTCGACTTGGGGCGTTCCAGCGGGGCAACGGTGTCGACGATGGCATGGGCGATGTCCGAAGTACGCAGCGCCTTACCCTTTTCGCCCTTGTCCTCCATTGCGATGACGTAGGGCTCGATGATCAGGACCGGTGCGTCTTCCTTCTCCAGCCGGTTGATCAGATCCTTGCGCACGGTCGACTTACCCGCACCGGATTCGCCTACTACAGCGAGAAAGCCATCGTGGCGCGCCACCTGGTACATCGACTCGCGGATGTAGCGGATATCGGGGTTTACGTACATGTCATCAACGGACTGCAGATCGTCGAAGGGGTCGCGGAAAATGGCAAAGGCCCGCTTGGTTTCTGGTAACAGCACCTGTTTGCGCAGTAGCATGGGTTCGCACTCCTGGTCATCGTTGGCTTTTTTGGTTGGGTTTGCAGGAGCCTTAGCGTTGGCGCGCTCTGGCTCCATCTCTTCAAATGCGGTGTTCACCGCAACATCGTCAGCCCCGTGCTCCTTCAAGAAGCCCTCAATCCGCTTGCGCAGATCGTCCTGGTCAAGCGTGCGGGGCCACTGCCTGTGGTTGATCAGCAGCGATACGGTTGCCGAGCTGACATTCAGGTGCTTGGCCAGCGCGATTTGGCGCTGGTCGAGATCGGTCAGGGTGGCTTTAAGATTCAGCATGATTCACCTCCAACCACGCGCAGGCCGGGGCGCGCAGGCTTGTTGAGGGTGGCGGCGATGGTGTCGAGTTCGGCCTCTGGCACGCCATCCGGGTAGTTGGTTTTCAACCAGGTCAATGAATCCGCCGACCAGCTCCTGACCTTGCAACGCAGGGCCTTGGCTGCAGCAACATGGGTAAGCGGCGTGAGTTCGATGGTTGGGATAACAAGGTCGTGCTGGGTGCCACGGCGCGGCATAAAGGCCGGCAGGTCGGCATCGTCCATCTGCTTGTAGGGCTGCAGCTGACCACCGAAGGGAATGGTCTTGGCCTTACGCGCTGCGTCCACTTCGTCCTGGGTCTCGGCACCCATGGCGAGCTTGGCGGCATCCTTGCGGGCGACTTGGGCCGGCGTTTCGGCGTGGCGTTTGAAGGCTTCGCCGATGGTCGCAGCGGCTATATCGAAGCCAAGGTCGTTGGTAACGATGGCCGGTACCACGTAGAACACTTCGTGGCCGTTGGCGTCGGTGGCCACCACCTGGGCGGCGTCATCGCGCCATGGGTTGCGGGTGACTAGCACGCGGTCATGCACCATCACGTCCGGCACACCGGAAACGTCGTACTCGCGGCCCTGGAAGGAAACGCGCAGCTTGGTGCTGACCTTGCGGCTTTCCGGCTCGGCCACTGCCAGGCGGCGGCACTCCTCGACGTTGGGCACCTTGATCAGCTGATGCTCGCGGATGCTCATCCACACAGCGCTGCGGGTCTTCTTGTGGCGCGAGTGCACTGCCGTGGCGTTGAAATAGGCGCGCCACCGCGCTGCCAGGGCGTTGAGTTCGTCCAGGTCAGCAACCGGTTGAAAGCGCAGGCCCGCCTCGAACTTGCGTTCGATGATGTTCCGCGCGTTCTCCACCTGGCCGGTTACCCGTGCTGCACCAGGTGCGTGGACGATCATCTGGATGCCCAGGCTGCGGCACAGGTTCTTGGCCATGGCCGAGGTGTTCGCCGAGCCGGGGTCCATCATCAGGATCTCGGGGCGACCATGCAGAATGTCGTTACCGCCGCGCTCCTGCATGGCGTTGATCAGCACGGTGCAGAGGTTCTCGCCGCTCTCGGCACCCAGCACGTACTCCAAGTAGATCGAACCACTGGCGTGGTCAGTGATCTCGTAAGACCAGACCCGATCCATGGCAACGCGCAGCAGGTTCTTCGGCTTGTTCTTGTAGAACTCGGCCGCATCCATCACCCGCAGGCCATTGGCCTTGGAGTCCGCCCCCGGCTTGAGGTAATACAGCACGCAGATCGAAGCATCGATCTGCCAGACGTGGTTCGGGTGGGTGCTGGCCAGCTCGGTAACCGGTGCCGGGGCCAGTAGTTGGTCCGGGTGCAGTTTGAAACTGCGCAGCGCGCGGCCGATAGCGCTGAGCGACATAGGGCGCAGCTCGCCTGTGGCTTTATCAACCGACTCGGCGCGGACCATGCCGCTGATGCGCAAGGCATCCACGGCATCGCCCAGGGAATACAGACGCTTTTCGTTGCGGCGGGCGGACTCGATCAGCGCGGCGCTGATGGTCAGCGCCTCGTGCCGGGTCAGGCCGCTTTGGCCGGCATCTGCGCGGCGTTTGCGGGGAGCAGTAGCGGACACGTTGACCTCCTCCAGTTTGCGGTAGATGGTCGCCAGCGATAACCCGAGTTCGTGCGCCGCTGCTTTGCACAGCGCCGTGCGCTGGCCTTTACCGGCCCCGTCAAGGGCACGGCTCAGGTCAACCAGGCGTTGGGTGATAACGGCGCTCATGCTCAGGTGTCCTGCTGTTGAAAGAAGTCGAGGTCATCGCCATCAGCGCTGTCAGGCAACTGGAACTCTGCGCGTAGATCGTTCAACAGGCGTTCAAGCTGGCGCACCAGGCCTGACTGGAATTTGCGGTGGTCTGTACCGGTTTCCTCGGTATGCACAGCCATGGTGGCGAAGGCTTCACGCAGCTTGCCGCTGATGTCGGCCTCGGCCTCGAAAGCAATGCCGATCACCTCCTGGCGCAGCTTCTTGGCTGCCTCGTCTGGTGTTGGCACCTGTATGAGCGGTTGCTTGGCCAGGCGCGTGGCCAGCTCATCAATCCGGGCATTCTTGTCGGCTAGCACCCGGCCCTGGGCTTCCTTGTCCTGGCGTGTTTCGCGCAGGGCTTTGCGCAGTTCCTTGACCGACATGGTGGCGACGTCATCCAGCGACAGCTCGCCGGTCTGGCCGGTGAGTTCCAGCTCCTGGATCTCCTCGTCATCCAGCACGAGCATTTCAAAGAGTTTCGACTGGTTGCCGATGGCCTTGGTCAGTGCGGCATTGCCGCCGAGACATGCGAATTTGGTTGCGCTCTGAATGAATCGCTTCGCCACGCTGTGCTCAATGCCAAGAACTTCGAGACGAGGAAGAAACTGCCCGTGATCGCATGCAGTTTTTAGGACCACCAAGCCGCGCCCCACTTCCAGGCAGGCTTCCACGCTGCGCCGCATATTGGCGGCGATATCGCGCTGGATCAGATCCGGGTCGGTGCAGTCCGCTGGCAGTTGGTAGCCGAGCTGCTCGGCAACTGCACGCACGCGGGTTTCTTGCTCCTCATTCAGCACGGCCACTTGGTTGTGCTGGGCCAGCAGCACTTCGGCGTTCAGCGGGGCGTCTTCTACGAGTTCCACCCCCTTGCTAGCGGTGCGTGCCATTAAGCAGCCCCCCGCAATTCGGCGAGCTGGCGCATGTGAGCAACGGCAGCATCATGGTCGCCGTTGGTTTTCAGCAGCAGGTTGCGGAACTCGTTATGGGCACGCATGCGCCCGGCAAGGTAGGCATCGTCCTCAGCGCTACCTACGGCATAGGGGCTGTTCACCGGGCTGCGGTCTACGCGGTTCTGCAGTACAGCGGCCATGCCTTCCAGAAAGGGTGCGCTGCGCTTGGGGTCATGCTCCAGCAGCTTCTCGGTCACTTTGCGGTAGTCCATCTGTCGCTCCTTGTTGTTAGCGGTTGGCGCCAGCCAGCACGCGTTGATTGATCTCATTGATGCGCCCCTGGGCCATGGACATTTCGTTGGCATGGGCCTGAGCGATTTGCAGGACGGCGATGCTCAGGGCGAAGCGGCCGGTGTCCAGCTTGGTTGCCATGCCCTCGGCGATCAGGGTGTTCATGCAGCGGTTGATGGTTGCAGGGCTCTCGCCCAGAGCCTTGGCTAGGTCGCCGTTGCTCAAACCCGTGAGGGCGTGGCCACGCAGGGCCTTGAGCACACGCAGCACACGGCCGCCGCTATCACTGGTGCGGGTTTTGTCGTTCATGGCTGTGTGGCCTCATGCAGCGTGTATTGGTACTGACGCAGGCCTTCCTGGCAGCCAGCGAGCCAGGCATCTGCCTGGGCGCTGGGCATGCGGTACGGACAATCTTGTTTGCCGATGCCATCCAGCTTGCGACGCAGGATGTACAGGCAACCGGCCTGGTATTCGGCGCTGCGCGGGTCACGCGGGCCGGCGAAGAGTGTTTTGAAAAGCTCCAAGGCCTTACTCATGTTCATGTGCTCCAAGTTCAAGCTGTGGGTGGGCGTGCTGCTGCACGTTGCCGCGATGCCACGCCAGTCCCTCCAGGCCTGCCTGAATGGCACCTAGGGTGGCTGCGGCATCGGCCGTGCCGTTGTAGAAAGCCAGCAGTGCGCCTGTGGCGGTGTGAAGTGCGGCCTGCAGTTCCTGCATGTCGTCTGCTGAGCAGGAGCGGCCAGTGGGCATGTCGATCAGCAGCTTGCTGCCGGTCGCGGCCAGCCAACGGCTGACCAGGTTGATGCCGCACACATGCTCAAACGCCGGAATGCTCACAGCGGGCATGCGACCCTCGCTGGCCCACTTGTAGAGCGCCCAGTGGTTGGCTAACCCCATGCGTTCAGCGATGCGCTCAACACCCAGGTTGTGCCGCTCTTTGGCGTACTCAAGCGACCACTCCAGGGCCTGGCGAATGCTGCTGGGCTGGGCGCTTTTCCAATTGCGACGCTTCATTGGAAAGCCCCCGGCTGCGGGCCAGAGCGTCCCAGCAAACAAATAGATTTTTTGCGGGTAGGCAAAAGCGTTTCAAAACCCACAATGGAATCAGGTACATTCACGAGAAGGCACATGGCTATGACCGATCAGATTGAGGTGTTGAAAGCGCAGGTGAATGCTCTGGCTCAAGTAGTACTTCACCTGGCAGCAGTGGCTGAAGTGCAGGGCCAGTTCCAGCCGGAGGAGCTACGAGACCTCCGCTGGCCTGGGCAGCCCTGTGAGGAAGAGGCTGTACGGACGATGGGCTGGCTGTGTGATGAGCTGGCTGCGGCGCGGGAGGTTCGCCAATCGTGCGAGCAAAACAGCTGAAGCCAAGGTCGTTGACCATGCTGCTGTTTTGCTTTGCCGAGGCGGCGTCTAGGCGCTTGCCCACCAGCTTGCCGGCGCCCAGCAACATAAGCCGGTCGATCAGTTTGGCCTCGCCCTGGCTGGCAGCGCTGAAGTCGCGGCAGATGAGCGTGCACTTGCGGGCATCGTTCAAGTGGTAGGCGACATCGGCAGAGCTACCGGGAGCAACGGCGATCAGCGCATTAAGCGCAGCACGCCAAGCGTCTAGTGGATGCGGGATCAGCTCGATCTCTTCGATCGGGCACTGCGGCTGATTGGACATTGCGGTGTCCCTCGCTGCTGTTGTTATTGGGGTTGGTTAGGCGGCAGAGAGCTGTTCGGCGTCGGGCACTTTCAGGCCCAGCTTCACAGCAATGTCGTGAGCCTTGCCGTAGTTGGCTTTGGCCTGGCCGTTGAGCACGCGGTACACCTCATTGCGGGTGTATCCGTTCTCCTCGGCCCAGGCAGTGATGGTCTTGCCGCGCGTCTTGAAGCGTTGCTTCACTTGCTCGGCGGTTAGGGCTTTGGTTGCAGTGGCCATGTCGGTGGCTCCTGTGATGCAAAGATTTATGTGGTTTGTGTGATTAATAATGGTAGGAATATTACACCGTGTCAAGAGATCCGGTAGGACATTTACACCATAGATTGCGTGAGGAGCTGGATCGTGTCGGCCTGAAGCTGGCTGCGGCGTCTAGGGCTGCGGGTGAGCCGAGCGCTCAACGCTTGAAGGACGTGGTATCTGGCCGCGTGCGGTGCCCTGCGGATCTTGTCGAGCGGTTAGCGCCCACAGGAATTGACGTCATGTACGTGATTACTGGGGAGACTCCTGGCGAAGCTGAGCAGGCAAATGGTGCGACGTCGCACCATTTGCCCCCAGATGAGCAGCTGCTGCTGGAGGCCTATCGCGGCATGGCTGCATCTGCGCGCAAAGCGCTGCTAGCCGAGTTGCTGACCGGCGGGAAGAAGCCCATGGCGAAACCGAAAGCTTCAGGCGAGGGTTCGGGTATTAACGTTTCAGGTAGCGGTCATCGGGTCGCAGGCAGGGATTACCACGAATAGTCGCTTGCAATTGGTGATGGCGTTTTGCCTGGCACCACCTGAGAGACCTCAGTAATCTAAAGCGAGTTAGGACATTCGTACCGGATAGGAAGGACTCATGAACGTAAGTGGCGATAACAACCGCGTAGCCGGTCGGGATTACATCGAGAACCCAATCAAGGCCTGCCCATCTTGCGAGAACAGCGTTATTGACCGCGACAAGGCGAAGTGCAATCGCTGCATCCAGCAGGAGAGAGAAGACGCTGCCAAGGGCACGATGGTGCTCTTTAGTGTTGCAGTGATGATTGTTTGGGGCTTCCTACTTCAGCGCATGGACGTCTCAGGCATAGAGCAGTTTACGGAAACATTATTCCTGTCCGTCCTAGTGGTCGTTATGGGCTACTTCATCCTGTGGCATGTATTACCGTTTGTGATTGAACTGATACGCGCCTGGTGGAGTAGCCGGCGTCAGTGAACCTTAGGCTTGATTCGGAGAGAGCAAATGAAAGGATGCATTGCGGTATCTAGGCTGGTTTTTCGTTGTGCCAGTCGCTGCCATTTTGCTTGGTCGCATGTTTTGAGGGTGGGAGGTTAAGGTTATGCGCCACATAAAAACGGTGGTTTGCCTAGCGTTGGTTGCTTTCATTGCGGGTTGCGGATCTCAGGAACAGCAAGCGATTTGGACTGCAGAGAAAGCCGTAAAGGCCAAGCTGAAAGACCCAGCCTCGGCACGCTTTAAAGAGACCTACCTTGTAGTAAACGAGGAGCGGTCAGTTGGCGGTTTCACTTCGGGGACTGTCTGTGGCGTGGTTGAAGGCAAGAATTCCTTTGGTGCCTACGCCGATCCTCAGCGGTTTGTCGCTACGGCGGTAATGGGTGATGGTGTGCTGGACGTTAGCAACGTTCAGATGGAGGGTCACGGCGTAGATGCCCAAGCATTCCTGAATGTTTACTGGTTGCCGTGTAGTAAGGAACGCTGATCAGGCAGCGTTACATTCAAAGATGAACTACAGGCAGCACCCCACCGAATAAGGAAACCACGATGCCCTCAACGAACATGCCTGCAGTCACGGCCCTACTCATGCTCATGCTGTTAAGTGGTTGCAGCATCAAGCAGCAGGTAGACCCAGCGACCCTTAGTGCAACGCTGGCCCCAGATATCTGCTTGATACCTGGCAAGGGCGTGCGCGATGGCTTCACCACTGCATACGGTGATGCGCTAAGGGATAAAGGGTTTAGCGTGCGTACGCTGCACATGGGTGCAAGCCCATCACGCTGCCCGCTGTCCAGTAGCTATACCGGCAACTGGAGTTGGGATCTGGCGATTTACATGAGCTATGCCGATATCCGGGTGTACGAGCGTGGCCGCCAGGTTGGCAAAGCTGTTTACGACTCTCGCAGTGGTGGTAGCCGGCCGGATAAGTTTATCAGCGCGGAATCGAAGATCATCGAGCTGACCGACCAGCTATTCCCAACCGGCGCCAGTGGCTTGGGCCAGGCACCAGCTCCGCTGCCTGCAGCATCACAAGAGCAGGTAAGCAAAGAGCAACAGTTGCATGAACTGCGTAGCACACCGGGGCTGAGTTACGAGGAATACATGAGGCGGCACAGGGACATCACGGAGTAATGGATCTCTGTCATACCGAAATCCAAAAATAGTTAGGAGTCAGCATGGCAAAGTGTGTTTTCTCTGTTATCGAATCTCGCTGGTGGGACGAGGGTAATCATAGTGTTAGGCCTTTGTTCGAAGCATTAGCCGGAATTCATTACGGCAATCCGGCTGCGTTCTACTACGACATGTTCAGCGAGAAAAAGTCGCTGGAAGCTGCGTTACAAATGCGTTGTCAAGACGACCAAACCGAGGTGGTTTATCTCGCTACTCACGGTGATGAAAGCAATATTGGCGGGGCCACAGGACATACGATCAGCCGTACCGAGCTGAAGAACATGATCACCAACTGCAATCACACAAAGCAGGTAAAGGGCCTTTACTTGGGTACCTGTCTTCTGGGTAACACATCATTGGCAAAATTTCTGTTGGAGAGCCCTACAACGAATCTGGAATGGGTTGCTGGATATCGTGAGGAAGTCGACTGGATCGACGGTAGCGCGATCGACATGATCTTTTTTTCAAAACTGGCTGAGGAATATCGCAAGAACGCCAGCAGGAGAAAGGGGAAGCTGTCGCCCAGGCTAATGGCTCATTCAGCATGTTCTCAGTTACTTCACCTTGTGCCGGGTGCCCACTCTCAGTATGGGTTCAATATTTTTATGCATGAGAATCGAAAGCTAACCAGCATGTTCAGTTGAAGTGGGCGCCACAAAGGCGCCCACTGATTTTCGGCCCTCCGAAAAGTCTCTTCGCGCGCGCGTGGCGATGATGAAGCCCTGTTGATTCAGGTCTTCCATCACGCCGTCATGCGGAGAGCACCATGTCTAAATCCTGCACACCCAGCCTGCGCCTGCCACGTATGTGGCTGTGGACGCTGATAACCGCCGCCCTGCTATTGGCCCTGTTGTTTATCCGCCCCGAGCAGCTCCAGGTGGTGGTGTACAAACTGTTGCTCGTCACTCTGGCTGCGGTGGTCGCGTACTGGGTCGACCGCTCATTGTTCCCGTACGCGCAGGACCGCCCGCACAACTGCATCGGTGGCATTCACATCGTGGGGGCCTGGCTGCGCCGCGCGCTGATCGTGCTGGCGTGCATCCTCGGCATGACGCTGGGGCTCTGACCATGCGGCCCTTTATCTGGATTTCTATTGCTGGTATGGGCGGCACCGCTGGTGGGTGGCTCTGCGCCTGGCTGCTGATTCTGCTGGTGGCGAGCTGTCAGCCAGCCCATGCCGCTGGCATCCCGCATGCTGCTGAGCAGTACCGCCGCACCCTGGTGCGCGCTGCGCATGCTGAATGGGGCTTGCATGCACCCATTGCCACCATGGCCGCCCAGGTTCATCAGGAGAGCGCCTGGCGCGTCAACGCGCGCTCGCCGGTCGGTGCACAGGGCCTGGCGCAATTTATGCCCGCAACAGCGGACTGGATGGCCGAGCTGTACCCCAACAGCCTGGGCCCGGCGCAGCCCTACAACCCAGGCTGGGCGCTGCGCGCGATGGTGCAGTTCGACCGCTGGCTGTACGAAAGAAACCAGGCCATCAGCGAGTGTGAGCGCTGGGCGTTTGTGCTGGCCGGCTACAACGGCGGCAACGGCTGGGTAAATCGTGATCGCAGGCTGGCCTCGGCAAAGGGCGCCGACAAGCTGGCCTGGTTCGGTCATGTCGAGCGGCACAATTCCGGCCGCTCGGCCAGCAACTTCCGTGAGAACCGCCACTATCCGCGCGCCATTCTGCTGCGCTGGGAGCCGCTGTATGCGGCCGCCGGCTGGGGCCCTGGCGTGTGTGCCGAGAGGTATAGCCGCCGTGAGAATTCCAACCCTGTTTCTACTCGTCACATTGACCAGCAGTTCGCCTGCAGCCTGCTCCCGGAACTGGCTCGCTGCCGCCGAGCTGTTCGCATCGCCACCGCCCCGCGAGCGCCAGGCGCAGCTGTGGCCGGCCGAGCGCACAAACAAGCGCCCACCCATGCCGCGCTGGATGCGGCGTCGGCTGAAGGGCAAGGGGCGTAAATGATCAACCGCATCGTATTGATCCTGAGTGCCGTTGCCGGCCTGGGCATTGCGCTGTTCGTGGTCTACCAGCTGGGTGCGAGCAATGGCTATGCCCTGGGCTATGCCAAGGGCGAAAGCGCGGCTAAAGACCAATGCCAGGCCGCGCAGCTCGACGCCCTGCAGGAAGTGATCGACAGCACCGCTGGCCTCACAACCGCCGCCAACACCGCCAGCCAAGAGCTGGGCAAGACCATCAGCGCCCGCAAGCAAGCGGATGCCAAAGCTACGAAGGAGATCCGCGATGCGCTCGCATCTACTGCGCCTGAGCGCGCTGGCTGTGTGTTTGACGCTAGCGTCATGCAGCAACTCGATAACGCGCGTGGTAGAGCCGCCGAGGCCGCTGCCAGCGGAGTACGCGGCACAGTGCCCGCCGCCCGCTGAACCGGCGGACAACAGCGCCGACGCCGCTGCGGTGGCGCTGAAAGAGCTTTATGACCAGTACGGCCTCTGTGCAGGACGCCTGGTGGACCTGGTGAATTACCTGCAGGAGCAACGTTGATGGATTGGGACTTTATAACCAGGGCCGGGCAGTTCGTGTTCACGGTTGTTATCGGGTTGTACTCGCTGTTGGCTGCGCGCCGATCTGCGTCAACCGCCGAAGCTCAAGCGCTGGATAAGCGGCTGAACAACCACCACACCCGCATCGTCACCGTCGAGCAGCAGCTGATTCACCTGCCGGATGCGAAGCAGATGTCGGATCTGGCCGGCGACATGAAAGCGGTCAAGGCCGAGCTTGCGGGGGTGGCCAGGGAGCTGGCCCCTTTAGCCAGAGCGCTGGACCGCATCAATGACTACCTGTTGAGGGCTCAGTGATGAGTAAGTACGCCAACTACCTGAGCGAAGACCGCCGCCTGGTGATCCTGCGCATTCTGGCGGAGATGCCCACTTACCGCGCCAATAGTTCGGTGCTGCATACCGTGCTCAACGAATGGGGGCATGAACCCAGCCGCGACCAGGTGAAAACCGAGCTGCGCTGGCTTGAAGAGCAGCAGCTGGTTGCCCTGGATGACGTAGGTGACGGTGCAGTACTCCTGGCCAAGCTGACCGAACGCGGCGCGGATGTTGCTGCAGGCCGGGCCCGCGTTGACGGCGTAAAACGGCCGGGAGCCTGACCATGGGGCGCAAGTCCAGCATCGACAAGCTCGAACCTACCGTGCGCTCGCACATCGAGCGCCGCCTGCGTGAAAACCAGCTGACGCTCGATGAGCTGATCGCTGATTTGCATGAGCACTTCCCCGGCAAGGAAAAGCCCAGCCGCTCGGCCATCGGCCGGTACCGCAACAGCTTCGATGAAATGACCCGGCGCATGCGCGAGCAGCAGGCCATGGCCAGCCTGCTGGTGGAGGAGCTGGGCGAGAACCCGGACGAACGCGCCGGTGCCCTGATGGTGCAGTCCATCACCACGCTTACCACCCATGCGGCCTTTGCTGCGCAGAACGATGAGGAAGTCGATATCGACTCCGTGCGCAAGCTCGCCCGTGCCGCCAAAGACGTGCTGCAGGCGCGCAAGGTCAGCCGTGAAGAGCGCCACGCCATCCAAAAAGAGGCACGCGAAGCATTGCTCCAGGAACAGGAACAGCGCCTTGAAGAAATGCGCGGCAGCGATGGCATGAGCGAGCAGCTCGAAGATCGCATCCGCCGTGTGCTGATGGGGAAAGCCTGATGAAGTGCCTGATCCTTATTGCCCTGCTGGCCGCTTTGCTGGGCTGTGACCGTCGGGTGCCGGATGCCCCTAGGCAGAAAAGCCACGGCGCGAGCCATATCGAGACCTGGCACGACGACCAACGCGGGGTTACCTGCTGGATCTACGGCGGCACCAACGGCGGTATCTCGTGCCTGCCGGACGGAGTACTGCAGCCATGAATGGCCTAAAAGCCACAGGCACGCCCCGCAAGATCGATCTTGCCGCCGAGATGGAGCTGCACGGCGTTGTAGTGCCGCAGGACATGGCCGATGCGGTGCCCGGTACCGAAGCGGTGTTCCTGCCGTACCAGCAGCGTTGGTTCGATGACACCAGCCAGATCATGATCGCCGAGAAGTCGCGCCGCACCGGCCTCACCTGGGCCGAGGCCGGGCGCAACGTGATCAACGGGGCCAAGCCGCGCCGCCGTGGCGGTTGCAACACCTTCTACGTGGGCAGCAAACAGGAGATGGCGCTGGAGTACATCGCCGCCTGCGCGCTGTTCGCCAAGGCGTTCAACGAGCTGGCCCAGGCCGATGTGTACGAACAGACCTTCTGGGACGAAGGCAGGAAGGAAGAGATCCTGGCGTACATGATCCGCTTCCCGAAAAGCGGTTTCAAAATCCAGGCGCTCAGCTCGCGCCCAAGCAACTTGCGCGGTCTGCAGGGCGATGTGGTGATCGACGAAGCGGGATTTCATGAATCCCTGGAAGAGCTGCTCAAGGCCGCACTGGCGCTGACCATGTGGGGCAACAAGGTGCGTTTGATCAGCACCCACAACGGTGTCGATAACCCGTTCAACAGCTACATCCAGGATGCACGTGAGGGCCGCAAGGATTACAGCATCCACCGCATCACCCTGGACGATGCCATTGCCCAGGGACTGTACAAGCGCATCTGCTACGTCACCGGCCAGAACTGGTCCCCTGAGGCCGAGAAGGAATGGCGCGACAAGCTGTATAAAAACGCCCCCAACATCGAGTCGGCCGAGGAAGAGTACGGCTGCGTGCCCAAGAAATCCGGTGGTGCCTACCTCAGCCGCGTGCTGGTGGAAGCGGCCATGGTGGCCGACCACTCGATCCGCATTTACCGCTACGAGGCACCTGCAGGTTTTGAGGAGTGGACGCCTGAGATGCGCGAAGCTGAGGTGCGCGCCTGGTGCGAGGAAAACCTGCAGCCCGAGCTGGCGCGCCTTAGCGACCGTAACCGTCATACATTCGGCGAGGACTTTGCCCGCCGTGGCGACCTGACTGTTTTCACCCCCTTGCAGATCGACAGCGTGCTGCGCAAGCGTGTGCCGTTCCAGGTAGAGCTGCGTAACCTCACCTACGGTGCGCAGGAACAGATCATGTTCTTCATCTGTGATCGCTTGCCACGCCTGACCGGCCTGGCGTTTGACGCCACCGGCAACGGCGGGTACCTGGCCGAGCAGGCTGCGCTGAAGTACGGCAGCACCATGGTCGACCAGGTGGCGCTGTCGCTGCCCTGGTACGCCGAGTGGATGCCCAAGCTCAAGGGCGAGTTCGAGGCATTCAACATCCAGATCCCGCGCCACCAGACCACCCTCGACGACATGCTCTCGATCAAAGTCGAGAAAGGCGTGCCGGTGATCGATAAGGGTCGCACCAAGGATCTGCAGTCTGGTGACAGCAAAGCCAAGCGCCACGGCGACTCTGCAATCTCGCTGGCCATGGCTGTGCGGGCCAGTTTCATGCAGGGCGGCCTGATCGAGTTCCAAGGCCTCCCGCGCCACTCTCGCGGCTTCGACAACGTCGCCGAAGAAGACAACGACATCGAACTACCGGAGCCATCCGCATGGTGACTACATCCCGCATCCTCGGCCCGGACGGCCAGCCGATCCAGATGGCTGAGATCCGCACGCCGCAAACGGCCCACCTGACCAGCCTGCATCACGAGGTGGGCAACCACCCATCCCGTGGGCTGACGCCGAGCAAGCTGGCGCAGATCCTCGACGCTGCCGAACAGGGCGATGTGGTGGCGCAGTACGAGCTGTTCGAGGACATCGAGGAGAAGGATGGCCACGTATTCGCCGAGATGGACAAGCGCCGCCGCGCGGTGTCGCAGCTCGACTGGCAGATCGTCCCGCCGGATAAACCAACGGCCAAAGAGAAAGCCGCCACCGAGGCGCTGCAGGCGCTGATGGCCGGCCTGGATGATTTCGAGCTGATGCTGTTCGACGTCACCGATGCCATTGGCAAAGGCTTTGCCTGTCTGGAGTTTGATGGCTGGCATCGGGTAGATGGCGACTGGTTGCCGAAGGGCATCGATCATCGCCCGCAGACGTGGTTCCAGCTGGCGCGCGGCCAACGCCAGGAGATCCGCCTGCGCGGTGCCATGGGCGGCGAGGCGCTGCAGCCGTTCGGCTGGATTACCCATATCCACAAATCGAAAAGCGGGTACCTGGAGCGCTCGGCGCTGTTCCGTGTGCTGGTATGGCCGTACCTGTTCAAGAACTACAGCGTTGGCGACCTGGCCGAATTCCTGGAGATCTACGGCATCCCCATGCGTGTGGGCAAATACCCAGGCGGTGCCACCGAGAAAGAGAAACTGACCCTGCTGCGTGCCCTGGCCCAGCTGGGCCACAGCGCTGCGGGCATCATCCCGATCGGCATGGAGATGGACTTCCTCAACGCTGCGGAGGGCGACCCTGCCGCCTTCAAACTGATGATCGACTGGTGCGAGCGCACGCAGAGCAAGGCCATCCTGGGCGGCACGCTCACCAGCGGTACCGGCGACGGCACCAACACCAACGCCCTGGGCAACGTGCACAACGAGGTGCGCCTCGATCTGCGCGATTCCGATGCCAAACAGTTGGCCGCGACCATCAGCCGCGACCTGATCTACCCGATCGCCGTACTCAACGGCCTGGCCGACAGCTGGAAGCGCTGCCCGCGCTTGGTGTTCCAAACTCAGGAGCCAGAGGATCTCAAGGCCTACGCCGAGTCTCTGCCGGCCCTGGTCAAGATGGGTTTCAAGATCCCGCGCCAATGGGCCCAGGAGAAGGTGGCCATCCCTGAGCCGGCCGAGGGCGAGGAGATCCTGCAGGCTGCTGCAGAGCCCGCCGCGTTGCCCGCACCTGCAGAAGACGAACTGCCTGCAGGCCTTGCGGTGGCCACCGCGCAGAAGCCTGCCACGACCGCAGCCGATCGCCTGGACGATGACCTGCAGCCCATTACTGGCCAATGGATCGCCCGCATTCGCCACCTGGTGGAGGGTGCCGATAGCCTGGAGCAGATCCGCGATGGCCTGGCCGAGCTGCTGCCGGATATGAGCATCGAGCAGTACGCCGAGGCCATGGCGCAGGCGCTGGCTGCTGCTGCCCTGCAGGGCCGTTACGAGATCGTGCAGGAGGCCGCCAATGGCCGTTAGCGCCACGTCGCTGCCGTTCCGTGAGCAGAATGAGTTCCTGCGCCGCAAGCTGAACCTGCCCACCAATGGCTGGACGGACGTATACGGCCGCGAGCACGACTATGCCTTCACCGTGGCCGGCGCTAACCGTGACGACCTGGTGGCGGACTTCCACCAGGCGGTGCAGCGCGCCATCGAGGGCGGTACCACCCTGGAGCAGTTCCGCAAAGACTTCGACCGCATCGTTGCCAAGTACGGCTGGAGCTACAACGGCGGGCGTAATTGGCGCTCGCGGGTGATCTACGAAACCAACATGCGCAGCAGCTACATGGCCGGCCGCTACGAGCAACTGATGGCCGTGCGCGAGGAGCGCCCGTACTGGCAGTACTTGCACAGTGACGCGGTGGAATTCCCGCGTGAGGAGCATGAGGCCTGGAACGGCATGGTGCTGCGCTGGGATGACCCGTGGTGGCAGTACCACTTTCCGGTCAACGCCTGGGGTTGCCAGTGTGGCGTGCGTGCGCTGAGTTATGACGACCTGGTGCGCATGGGCAAAACCGGCCCGGACACCGCCCCAGCCATCGTGTGGGAGACGCGCACCATTGGTCAGCGCAGCCCCCAGGGGCCGCGCACGGTCCAGGTGCCGCAGGGCATCGACCCTGGCTTCGAGCACATTCCCGGCCGCTCACGCCTGGAAAGCCAGGTGCCGGTACCGCGTGCTAGCGAGGAACTGATCGCCTCGGCCATGCCGGGCCTGCCCAATCGCCTGGCACCCGATGCGCTGCCGGTACCGCGTGCGATCGACCCGGCGACCCTGCCGCCTGCAGGCATGAGCGATGCCGAGTATGCCCGCCGCGCGCTCGATGCCTTTGGTGCCCAGCTGGACGCCGCCGAGCTGCTCACCGACGTCCTGGGCGAGCGCATTGCCGTTGGCCCGACGATGTTCGAGCAGCCCACCGGAGAGCCTGCCGTGCAGGGCCAGGTCGAGCTGCTGCCGTTGCTGGCTGAAACCCTGTTGCAGCCAGACGAGATCTGGACGCGCCTGGAGTACTCCAGCCAACTGCAGAAGTCGCAGGTGCTGCGCCGCTACCTGGGCCGCTTCAACCTGGGCCAGCAGCTGACGCAACTGGTGGTGATCGAGCTGGCCGGCAATGCCTGGAGCTGGGACATTGAGCCGGACAGTCAAGGCATCACCGACCTGCTGCGTCAGGGCGTGCGTCTGTACCGGCGCGAGGAGTGAGCATGGCTGGGGCATCGTTTGAGTTTGACGGCATCGCCGCGTTGGCCATCCTCAACGAGGCTGCTGCGGCCATCGCTGACCCCAAGCCGATGCTGCGCGATATCGGCGAGTATTTGCTGCTTGCGCATGACCGCCGCTTCGCCAGCCAGGCCTCACCCGATGGCACGCCATGGCAGGCACTCTCGCCGGCCTACCTCAAGCGCAAGCGCAAGAACCGCGACAAGATCCTGGTGCTCGATGGCTTCCTGAAGAACACCTTGCGCTACCAGGTGGGCGATAACGAGCTGGTGTTCGGCACCAACCGCATCTACGGCGCGATGCACCATTTCGGTGGCAGCATCGATATCGCCGGCCGCAGCCAACAAGCTTACTTTCGCCAGGACGGTAAGTCGGGCGAGGTCGGCAACCTGTTCGTCAGCAAGCGCAAAAGCAATTTCTCGCAGTGGGTCACCCTGGGCGCGTACACCATTCAGATTCCAGCGCGCCCTTGGTTGGGTACCAGTGACGATGACAATTACGCCATTGCCGGCATCGCAACGCGGTACCTGTTACCGAAATCGGACGGGGCCTAAAAACAGCCCTGTGAGGCGTTTTAGGGGCCTGAGGCGCGGCCCTTGTATCCATGCAGGGCCGTTCAGCGCGTAGATAGCGTTTATAAACACGTTTAGCGCCCTTGCCAGAACATGTGCAGCCGTGGTTTCGTAGAAAAGCTGCAACTTCCCCTCCAGGCGATTTTCGGCCTGCCGAAAAGAACACCGCCATCTGCCGCCCCAATCTGGCGGCATGAAAACTAAACGCCTCTCTCTCGCCGTAGCACTCGCCGCCTGCAGTTTCTCGCTGGGCTCGGTTGCTGACGACAACACCATCTGGCTGCAGGTGACACCGGCGGGCCATTTCACGCCTGCAGACGGCCGTGAGATCAAAGTGCCGAGCTGGCACATCAACCAGGCCATCGCCAGCAAGGTGATCGAGCGCTTCCATTCGACCAAGACCAGGCGCGTGGTCGACTACGAACACCAGACCCTGCGCAAAGAAGAAAACGGCCAGCCTGCGCCAGCTGCTGGTTGGTACACCGACCTGCAGTGGCGCGAAGGCGAAGGCCTCTTCGCCCAGGTGCAGCTCACCGCCCGCGCCGCTCAGTACATCGCCGAGGGCGAGTACCAGTATTTCAGCCCCGTATTTGCCTACCACAAGATCACCGGCGACGTCCTGGATGTGCAGATGGGCGCGCTCACCAATGCCCCGGCAATCGACGGCATGCAGGAACTCAGCCTGCGTGCTGCGGCGTCGTTCGGCTGTTTCGATGACTCCTCAGAGGAAAACCCCGTGAACCCATTGCTGCTGGCGCTGATCGCCGCCCTCGGCCTAGCCGAGAACACCACCGAGGAGCAGGCGGTCGCCGCGCTCTCCGCCCACACCACCAACCTGCGCAACGCCCTGGGCCTGGATGATAAGGCCAACGGCGATGCGCTGATCGCAGCTTGCACCGGCCTCAAGGCTAAAGCGGCCATCAGCACCGATCCATCCAAGTTCGTGCCGCTGTCGGTTGTCGACGGCATGAAGGTCGAACTAGCTGCACTCACTGCCCGCCTGGGTGAGCGCGACGAGAAAGACCTGGAAAGCCAGATCACCGGTGCCCTGGAAGACGGTCGCCTGCACAACAGCATGGAAGGCTGGGCCCGCGACCTGGGCAAAAGTAACCGTGCTGCCCTGACTGCCTACCTGGATACCGCAGCTCCCATCGCGGCCCTGACTCGCAGCCAGACCCAGGGCAAACCGCCGGTACCCGACGAAAAAACCGGTCTGACCCAGGAAGAACAGGCGGTATGCAGCCAGATGGGCCTGACCGCCGAGCAATTCAAAGCCGCGAAGGAGGCCTGAGTCATGGCCCTGACCAAAGACCGCAACACAGTGCGCCGTGATGGCGTGCAGTACTCCGACCCGGTAGCCGCCGCTACTCGCATTTTTGCTGGTTCGCTGTTGTGCCTGAACGCAGCCGGCAATGCCGTACCGGGTAGCCTCTCGGCCACTCTCAAAGCGCGTGGTGTTGCCCAGGAGCATGTCGACAACCGCGACGGGGCTGCCGGTGACCTGCGCATCGAGTCGCGCCGTGGCGTATTCCCGTTTGCCAACAGCACCTCAACCGACGAGATCACCCGTGCCGATATCGGCGCCAGTGCCTACATCGTCGACGATCAGACGGTTGCCAAGACCTCTGCCACCAGCACCCGCTCGATTGCCGGCGTTATCCGCGATGTGGATAGCGATGGCGTCTGGGTCGAGATTTAAGGAGCGACACAGATGATCATTAACCGCGCAAACCTGAGCATGTTGTTCACTGGCTACAAGGCGTCTTTTCAGAATGCCTTCGCCGGTATTACCCCCGATTTCATGCCGTTCACGCTGGAGGTGCCCTCGGTCAACTCGGTCGAGCAGTACGGCTGGCTGGGCAACAGCACTGCCTTCCGTGAATGGATCGGCGACCGAGTGATCCAGAACCTGGCGCTGCATGACTACAGCATCAAGAACAAGCCGTTCGAGAACACTGTGGGCGTGCCGCGCGAGAACATTGAGGATGACAGCTTCGGGTTGTTCAACCCGCTGATGGGCCAACTCGGCCAGGACTCGGCCAACCATCCATCCACGCTGATCTACGAGCTTCTGGCTGGTGGCTTTGCCGGCAAGTGCTACGACGGCCAATTCTTCTTCGATACCGACCACCCGGTGACCAACAAGGCCGGGGCGGAAGTCAGCGTAAGCAACTTCCAGGGTGGCAGCGGGACCGCCTGGTACCTGCTGGACACCAGCCGGGTGATGAAGCCGGTGATCCTGCAGAAGCGTAAGAACTACAACTTCGTCTCTATGGACAAGGAGACCGACGATAACGTGTTCATGCGCAAGGAGTTCATCTACGGTGTGGACGCTCGCCTGAACGCCGGTTACGGCCTGTGGCAGCTGGCATACGCCTCCAAGGAAGCGCTGGATGCCACTTCTTTCAACGCTGCTTACGCCGCCATGCAAAACATGACCGGCGACCGTGGCAAGAAATTGGGCATCAAACCGGCCCTGCTGGTTGTGCCGCCGACCCTGCGCGCTAAGGCGTTGGAGATCATCAACGCCGAGCAGATCAATGGCACTACCAACATCAACCGCAACGCTGTGGACGTGCTCGTCACGCCTTGGCTGTAAGGGGGTGATGCATGTCTGCTAGAAAAAACACCCAGGGCGCCGCCAAGGCGCCCACCAATAGCGCACCAAAGGCAGCTCCTGCAGTTGCCCCTGCTGCCACCGCACAACCCGCGAGCGCAGCACCCGGCCTGGAGGCCGGTTCTAAGGGGCAGGATGCCCCGACTATTATCGTTTTGGGTGGCCATGAGATTGCTGGGTACCTCGATCAGCTCAAGGCAGCAGGTGCCATCGGCATCGGCACTGGTGATCTGATCCCACTCAATTCCCTCCCGGAGCCGCTGCTGCGCCAGGTCGGCCAGTTCGTCGAGATTGAGGGCCATGACGTGTTGCCGCCTGAGCAACTCGTTTCCATGATCGAGGCCAAGGTAGGTCTTGCGCCGAGCGTTACTGTGGCCCCAGGTGCTGCCGTGTCTGATACCCCAGTGCTCGATGCCGCTGCAGCAGCTGTTCTTGCTGCGGCGGCTGACGACACCCTGGGCGATGACGGCGATATCGAAGGCCTCTGGATTGTGGCGATTCCCGAACAGGGCTTCCGCCGCTGCGGTTTCCGCTTCACCCGTGAGGGCCTAGCTATCGCGTTGTCTGCGCTGACCGAGCAGCAGATCGAGCAGCTGGAGAACGAGCCCAACCTCAAGGTTGAGCGCGGGATCTTCGGCGGCCGGGTCGAGGTGCAATAACCCATGCAGTACATCACCCCCGACGACCTGGCCGAACGCCCTGGTGCACGCGAGTTGGCCCAAGTGGCAACGAAAGAAGGTGCGCGCCAGGTGGCCACAGAGCTGATGGAGGCCACCCTGCGCGGTGGTGACCGCAGCACCTGGCCAACCGACCAGGTCGCCGTGGCGGATGATGCCCTGCAACGTATTCAGGATGCCGTCACCGAGGCTGAAAGCATCATTGACGGTTCCCTCGCCAAGCGCAGCTACCCGCTGCCACTCAGCCCGGTACCGCGCTTGGTCACTGGTTGGACGCGAGATATCGCCCGCTACCTGCTGCACAAGGATCGCGGTGGCAAAGAAGACACCGACCCGGTGGTGCGTAACTACCGGGACGCGCTGAAGTTCCTGGCGATGATCGTCAAGGGCGAGTTCAGCCTGGGCGCTGAAGATCCCATCACCAGCAACCCGGACCAGCTCGACGTGCGCTTTGAGTCGTCGCCGAGCGTGTTCGATCGCACCAGCCGGCGGGCCTTCTGATGAGCTTCGCGCCCCTGGATACCTCGCTGATCGAGCAGCGCCTGCGCGAGCAGGTGAGCGAGTTCGAGGAGGTCAATGGCGCTGCGGCGTATCACACGCTCAAGGGCCTGCAGGACTTCCGCACCGGCACCTGCTACGTGGTGCTGGCCGCTGAGAGCAACCCGGCCGCCGATGGTGGCCAAGCACGCCGCAAGTCCGCCGCGTCGGCTGTCTTCGGTGTGGTGATTTGCACCAGGAATTACCGCGACCCGCACGCGGAGGCCGCTAAGGATGAGGCCACTATTTTTGCCGGCAAGGCGCGAGAAGCGCTTATCGGTTGGACGCCAGGCAGCTGGGCGCCCTGCATCTGGCTCAAGGGCCAGGTGCTCGACAGTGATCAGGAGCGTGTGCTCTGGATCGACGTTTACCACACCACCCACGTACTAGGGGGCACCCCGTGAGCAAGCAACCAGAACCCGCCAAAGCCGAGCTGTTCAAGGTCAAGTTGGCCAAGCCGCATACGCACCAGGACGAACTCAAGGCCGTGGGTGACACCATTTCTGTCACTGCCCCTGAGCGCGCCTTCTTGCTCGCCCAGGGCGTGATCAAACCTGAAACCGAAGCTGCAGCCACCGCTGCACAGTGAGGTGACCCATGACTGACAAATACTTCTACGGCCAAGGCTATTTTGAGCTGGCCGAAATACTGTCCGGCGGCACACTGGGTCCATATGTATGGGTCGGTGATGTGTCTGAGTTGAGCGGCACCATGTCGCAAACTGCCATCAACCACCGTGAGTCCTACAGTGGCAAGAAGGCCAAGGTGCGCGAGTTCTTCACTGAGCTGGGTATGGATTGGTCTGCGACCTTGCACAAGATCGATGCTGACAACATCGCTAAATTCAGCCTGGGCACCCTGACCACGCAGGTTGCCGGTACTGTAACCGGTGAGGCATTCCCACCCGGCTTGGTCGATGGTGATGTGATTCAACTGGCCAAGACCAATGTCAGCAGCTTGGTGCTCACCGACAGCGTCACACCGACCCCGTTTACCTTGGTGCGCGGCACCCACTACGAGTACGACGTGTTTGGTGATGTTGAGCTTCTGGCCCTGCCAACCACCCCTGCGCCAACCCAGCCGCTAAAGGCTGCTTACTCGCATGGCGCAACTCGTCAGGCGGCGCTGCTCAACGGCACCCGTAAGAACTATGCGATGCGCTACAAGGGCGTCAACCTGGCGGAGAACGATGCGCCGGTATTGCTGGAGATCTATAAGGTTTCTCCAGGCCTGTTGCAGACCCTGGCGATGATCACCTCCGGCAACCAGCTGGCCGGCGCGCCGGTGACCTTCACTTCGCTGCTCGATACCAGCAAGCCTGCCAACGGCGCGCTGGGGCAGTACGGCCGTTATGTGGAGTTCGGCTAAGTGGCCGTCAAGAAGACACGCAAGGGCGTGATCACCGCGCCCGAGCCGGCAGCGGCCGAAGGCGCCAACGATCTGCAGCTGCTGCACCCCAACCTGGTGGCCACCGTCAATGGTCGCGAGGTGACGGTGCGCGAGTACGGCTTCGTCGAGGGGCTACAGCTGCAAACGTTGTTGCAGCCGTTCCTGGATGACTTGTACGAGCTGATCAAGGCGGACAACTTGCCGCCGGTAAATCAGATCGTCGGGCTTATTGGTCTGCATACCGATGCGGTGATGGAAGCGATCGCCGTCTCAATCGACACGGAGCTGGCTGAGTTGCAGGCGCTCAAGAACCAATACGAGGGTCGCACTCTGCTGATGAAGTGGTGGACGGCCAACGGCCCTTTCTTCTATCGCTGCGTCCTCGACCGAATAATGGCCGAGCGTCAGGTGGAAAAGCTCCGCGCTGGAGCGATACCTACGCCGCCTTGATCCAGGCCGGTTTCGGCAATGCCGAGAGCATCGGCAAGCTGACGCAGCGTCAGATATTGCTGTTCTTTGAAGCGGTGCAACGTATCAGGCGGCAGGAGCGTGCCGAGGCGTTGATAGATATGAATCTGGCGTTTGCCGGTGGTGATGCCGCCGAAAAACACCTCAAGCAACTCACCAAGTAGGAGGCAACCATGAATCAGGCCCTCACCGCGCTACAGCGCACCGCCGAGATCGCTGAGCACAACCTGCCTTACAGCGAGCAGGCTGGCGACATCGCCCAGGCTGAGCTGCAACGCACCACCTCTGCCGAGTGTCGTCAGGCCATCGAGCAGCTGCAGGAAGAGACAACCGCCAAGGCGGATTGATAGAAGAAGGGCTCCTGGATCTGGTGCGCTAACACCAGGCCCAGGTGCCGAACAGGCAACACCATGCCAGCCCAGCCAAGGCCCTCCGCTCACGCGTGAGCCGGGCGAGCCTAGCAGATGGTAAAGGTGTTGCCGAGAGTGAAAGACTTACGTTGTGGCGGTTGTAGCCGCTTGCTGGCCAAGGTTGGTCAGTTCGATGTTTTGCAGATCAAGTGCCCGCGTTGCCGGGCCATCAATAATCTGAGGGCCGAGAGCCTCCGTACAGCGCCATCGAACGATGGCCAGGAGCCCTTGTGCACGCCCAGCCCATCATCCCCTGGATAGGCGGTAAACGCCGCCTAGCCGACCGCATCTTCCCTTTGTTCCCACGCCATAGCTGCTATGTCGAGCCGTTTGCGGGTGGTGCTGCCTTGTACTTCCTGCGCGCGGTACCGGCCGAGGTAGAGGTGCTCAACGATATCAACGGCGACCTGGTCAACCTGTACCGGGTCGTGCAGCACCATTTGGAGGAGTTCGTTCGCCAGTTCAAGTGGGCGTTGAGCAGCCGGCAGGTGTTCAAGTGGCTGCAGGAGACCAGGCCCGAGACCCTCACCGACATCCAGCGCGCGGCCCGGTTCTACTACCTGCAGCAGAGCGCCTTCGGCGGCCGTGTGGATGGTCAGAGTTATGGCACGGCCACCACCCAGCCACCGGGGCTTAACCTATTGCGCATCGAGGAGGCACTTTCTGCAGCGCACCTGCGCCTCAGCAATACCTACATCGAGCACTTGGCTTGGCAGGAGTGCATCCGCCGCTACGATCGCCCCCACACCTTGTTCTACTGCGACCCGCCGTACTGGCAGACCGAGGGATACGGAGTGCCGTTCGGCTTCGAGCAGTACGAGGAGATGGCCGAGCTAATCGGCCGAATCAAGGGCAAGGCGATCATCAGCCTGAACGATCACCCGGATATCCGTCGGGTATTCGGCCGGTACCACATGGAGAGCACCGACATCACCTACACCGTTGGTGGTGGCAAAGGCAGCGAGGCACGGGAAGTGCTGATCTTCAGCTGGGATATCGCCGCCGAGCCGGCCGGGCTGTTCTAGTAGTTTTTCGGTAAGCCGAAAAGAGCGCAACGCGCGCGCGGGAGAACATTCCGACATCCCTCCCAGCTGGATGCCGGCCGATGAACAACCGCGGTGATATTGAGTTTGCTCTGCGCCTTCGCACTGACCTTGAACAAGGCCAGCGCGAACTGCAGGGCCTTGCTCAGTCCGTCGAAAACGTCGGCGTCGCTGCCACCACTTCCAGTGCCCAGCTCGCCCAGGTTGGCGAATCGGCTGACCAGCAGGCCGCGCGCATTCGCGCCATGGTCGAAGCCAGCCTTCAGCAGCAAGCTGCAGCCAATGGCATGGCCGACAGCATCCAGCGCAGCGCCACTGCTACCCAGGAGGCCACAGGTGCCTGGCAGCAGAACGCAGCGGCACAAACCGACGCCATCAACGCCTACCACAACGCCGAACGCGCAGCGGAGCAGAAGGCCCAGGCCGACTTGAAAGCTGCAGAGGCCGCGAAGGTGGCCGCTGCCTCGGTGGAGAAAGAGTCCCAGGAACTGCAGCAGCTGCTGGGCAAGATCGATCCAGTTGTCCGCAAGCTGGATGAACTGGACAACATGGAGCAGCAGCTGCGCCGGTCGCGCTCCTCCGGCCAGATTGATCTGGAAACCTTCGACACCTTCAATGCCAAGCTCCAGGAGCAGCGTCAGCGTCTGGGCGGGGCCACAGATGCTATGCGCGCCAGTGCCATCACTGCAGGGCAGTACCAGCAGGCGATGCGCCAACTACCCATGCAGATCACCGACATCACCACCAGCCTGGCCAGCGGCATGCCGATCTGGCTGGTTGCTGTGCAACAAGGTGGGCAGATCAAGGATTCGTTTGGTGGCTGGGCCAACGCTGGCCGCGCACTGGTGAGCACCATCAACCCGCTCACGTTGGCCATCGCCGGCATCACGCTGGCTGCTGGCGCCACCATCGCAGCCTTCGTGCAAGGCGCAGCCGAGACTTTCGAATACGAAAAGGCCATTGCCCTGACGGGTAATTCAGCGGGGGTAAGTGCTGATCAGTTGGCCATGATGGCGCAGCAGATCGATGCTGTTTCAGGTACTCAGCGCCAGGCAGCGTCGGCTCTGGCTGAAGTTACTGCAGCGGGCAAGTTTACCGCCGAGCAGATCGAGCTGATTGCGACCACGGCCGTGGTGATGGAGAACGCCATTGGCCGCTCGGTAGGCAATACCGTGGACGAGTTCAAGCGCCTGGCCGATGAGCCTGCAGCCGCATCGGCCGCCCTCAATGAGCAGTACAACTACCTGACGGTTTCGGTTTATGAGCAGATCGCCGCGTTGGAGGCCCAGGGTGACGCCGCTGGCGCCGCGCAACTGGCCATGGAGGAGCTTGGCCGTGCGATGCAGAGCCGGGCTGCCGACATTGCCGGCAATCTGGGCCTGATCGAATCTGCTTGGGAAGGTATCAAGAACGTGGCGGCCGAGGCATGGGATGCCATGCTCGATGTCGGCCGGGTCGATACCCTAGAAGACAAGCTCGCCGATATCCAGCGTCAGCGCCAGACAGCCATGTATGGCGTGCGCGGCGACCGGGTCGGTGGCTCTATCGACCCTGCCCTGGAAGCGCGCATGCAGGCCGAGGAAGAAGGCCTGCGTCAACAGATCAGAGTGCGTGATGAGACTGCCGCCCGCGAGGCCGCTGATGCAGCTGCCGCGCGGACGGCGATCGCTGCATCCGCCGAGCGGAGCAAGGCTGCTGCTGCTTTCGTCAAGGGTGCCGAGTCGCAGCTGCAGAGCTTGCAGAACCTGACCAACGTCCAGCGCGCGCAGCAGGTGATGCAGGAGCAGAGCATCGAGGCCAATAGCGATCTGGGTCAAAGCATGCTCGCGGCGGCCGCTGCCACCGATAAGCAGAAAGCCGCGAATGAGGCCGACGCTGAGGCCAAGCGTCAGGCCACAAAGGAGCAACGTCAGGCAACTCAGGCTCAGCGTGAAGCTGAGCGGGCCAGCGAGGCCGCAATGCGCGCGGCGGAACAGACCACCAAGCAGCAACTCAGCTACGTGCAGGGCCTGGAAGAACAGGCCACCAAGCTCGACATGACCGCCGCCGAGGTGCGCCAGTACGAGTTGGCCGAAAAGGGCCTGACTGGTGCCATGCTCGATCGCGCCCAAGCCGCCTTGGTGCTGCTCGATACCGAGGAGCAACAGCGCCAGGCCGCTGCCAACGCTAGCGCCAACGCGGGGCTGGAGGCCGAGTTTCTGCGTGCTGCTGGGCGCGAGACCGATGCGGCGCTGCTGGAGATCCGCACCAAGTTCGAAGGCATGCGTACTGAGTTCGAGAAGGCTGGCAACGACGCCGGCCTGGCGTGGCTCGATAAGCTGATTCCGGTTGCCGAGGCCAAGGTGCGCGTCGACGATGTTCAGCGCGAGATGGAACGTATCCTGGCCGAGCAGCAGCGCCAGGAACAATCGGTCAATGTGCAGCAGGATGCTGGGCTTATTACCGAGCTGCAGGCGCGCGAGCGCATCCTGGATATTCACCGCCAAACTTACGCCCAGCTCGAACAGATCCGGCCGGTACTGGCTGACCTTGCCAAACAACCAGGTGCAGTTGGTGAGGCCGCTGCCCAAGCCCTCGCCGCACTGGATGTTCAGGCCCAGCAGCTGCAGGCCACGACCACGCTCCTGCAGGAGACCCTGCGCAATGGGCTTGCTTCAGGGTTTACCGAAGCGCTTACCGGCCTGGCCAACGGCACGATGACCCTGCGTGAGGCGGTATCGGCACTGGGGCAAAGTGTGCTGGATGCTATGACCCAGATGGCCGCCGAGAACCTAGCGCAATCGCTGACCAGCGGTGTTATGGGCATGTTCGGCGCAGGCGGTGGTCAGGCGGATATGGCCAGCGGTGCAGCAGCTGTAACAGGCTCTGCTGCAGCACTATCCACAGCTGGCGGCTCCCTGTTAACGGGGGCGGCCGCCATTCAGGCAGCGGCCACCACGTTGGCTGCTGCCAATGGCGTATCCGGTGCCAGCTCGGTTGCCGGAGCGGCCACGGGGTCATCGAGCAGCTGGCTCAGCACAGCAGCGTCCTGGGCGGGCTCTTTCTTCGCCGAAGGTGGCCATGTGCGCGGTCCCGGCACCACCACCAGCGACAGCATTCCGGCCTGGCTGTCGGACTATGAGTTCGTCACCCGTGCTGCGGTGGTCACCCAACCTGGTGCACTGACATTCCTGAATGACTTCAACGCGCGTGGCATGGCCGCGCTCGATGACTGGTCGTACCGCGTGCGCCACAACACCGGTGGCCTGGCCGGCGTTCCGGCACCTGCGTTGCCTGCACCGGGTATGCCTGGCGGCCGACTGGCAGAACCTGCGGCCTCAATGAGCGCCACGCTGAAAAACAGCCAGACCTTCAACCTGATCGACAGCCCCGATCGCATCGCCGAGGTGCTCAACAGCCCGGCCGGCGATCAGGCGTTCACCGTGATGCTGTCACGCGATCCGGCCAAATTCCGCACCATCCTGGGACTCTAGTCATGCCTCACAAGATCGGCTTCGTCGATAACAGCAACGGGCAGTGGGCCCACTACAACATGCTCGCGCAGCTGCGGCACTTCTGCGGTGGTTTCGGTGATCTCGGCACAATTACCCGATCCGGTACCGGTAACGGGACGATCACGGCCATTGAAGCCTCGCCGGCGGCGATCACCGAGACCTGGACGCTGACCTGCACCGTGGCTGCAGCCAATGGCGGCACGTTCTCGGTAGTGGGTTCGGTATCCGGGGCCCAGGCCGATGCGGTGGTGGGTACGCCCTATGACAACGGGCTGATTAAGCTCCTGATCAACGATGGCAGCACCGACTTTATCGTCAGTGATGAGTTTGAGATCCCCGTGACTCAGGGAGCTGCCAGTGCTGCAGATGCCGAGTGGCAAGTGCTGCGGTATGACACCGTATCCGCCAACCGCCAGCTGATCCTCAAGGGCAAAGGCTACACAGGGGATGAAGAGATTTTCGTCGGCTTCCGCACCTATCAGGACGCTGGTGCCGACTATTACAACCTCGTAGCCGCAGTGTTCACGGGCTACGTGCCGGGTAACACCTTTGACACCCAACCAGGTGCACGCCTGAGTGGTGTGCCGGCACACAACAACCGCATCGATTACTGGCTGACCCTCAACCCGCAGCGTATTGCGCTGGCCATGAAGGTCGGCACGCCGGTTTATGAGTCAGCCTATGTGGGGAAGTGCCTGCCCTACGGGCGGCCTAGCCAGTATCCATACCCAGTGGTTTGCGGCGGCATGTTGAGTGGTGCGCCTGCAACCCGCTTCAGCGATACAACTCATTCCATGGCTTACAAGGGCAACCGAGCCAACATGGGTTTACGAACAAATGACGGTTGGACTCAGCCGCTAACTTACCCATGGGTTAACACCTACGTGGCGGGATCCTCTCAGAACATGCGCGATACGGCCGACGTGTATCACCTGCTGCCTGTGGAGATGTTCCAAAGCAATTTGAACCTTTGGGGGGCGCTAGACGGCGTTTTCTACATCACCGGTTTCAACAATGCCGTCGAGAACACCCTGGTCATCGGTGGCCACACCTACGTTGTGATCCAGGACGTATGGCGAACCGGGTTTACGGACTATTTCGCGCTGAGGATGGACAACTAATGGCGTATTACAGCGGAGCAGCAAACGACATGGCCGCCCTGCGCAGTGCTTTGATTGGTGCTTGCGTTGCGGAGGGCTGGACGCTGACTGGAGACATCCTCTCGAAAGGCACAATGTTCTGTCGAACAGCCCTCAATTCTGGGTCGCTTCAGATTCAGGGCGGTACGGGGATCGGTGCTGGAAATACGCTAGCAGGTGCCTCAAGCAGAAGTTGCCATGTCCTCGGCTCCGGCAACCTAGCGGTTACATGGCCTGCTGCATACGAGATATTTGTGTTCCCGACGGAGGTGTTCCTGGTTGTACGGTTTAGCGTTGATCGCTACCAGTGGTGTGCATTTGGCCAATCAGCCATCGCTCTACCAGGGACGGGGATGTGGTTTGCGGCTACGGCTGCAATGTATGCCGCGACCGGGCTGGCGCTTGCCATAAATAGCGGAAACACAACTTATACACCCGGCATACCATTCTGGACTTCGTACAACTCTGATGGTGCTGATAGTTGCAGAGTTCACCATGGTTTAGACGGTGCGAGTTGGTCGACGGGGTCTGATCTGATTGGGATTACGTATAGCGCTTCGGAGCTGATTTCGTTGTTACCCAACACATGGAACAGTGAGGCAGTGCTGCTGCCAATACGTGCTTACATGACCCGCCCAAGCTCTAAGCTCTCACTGGTTCTAGAGCTAATAAATGCTCGGTTCACACGCATCGACAATCACGAACCTGGAGAGGTCATCACCTTTGGATCTGAGCGCTGGAAGATCTTTCCAGGCTACAGAAAGGACGTGGTTAACCGAAATGGCGGCAACAACATCCAGCACACCGGCACGTTCGGGTGGGCTGTTCGTTATGAGGGGCCATAGTGGCGGTCCTGAATGGGTTGATCGCCAGGCCCACACTCGCGGCGGCGGTTAACCCTTATCTGACCGTGGCCCATGATCAGTTCGCATGGGTAGCCCTGCCATTTGTCACCGTGGGGCACGTGTTCGTTAAGGGCCAAGCGTTAACAACTCATTGGCCTGTTAGCTCTATAGAGCTAGAGGTTCCAGGCACGATGCGCGGTGCGTTTCTCGACGACTACTATCACCGCATTCACATCAGCCCTCAGCGCCTCGATCTCGGGAACGTCGTTTCAATCCAGACAACCCCTGTTCGGCTTTGGAACGCTCACCTCGAACCGCGCACCCTCGCATCGATTGAGGGCACCGACGAGGGCATTCTGGTTGCCGGCCAGCCCATACCACCGATGATATTCCCAGCACTGAAGGAGCTGACCTGGGACGTCAGCGTTACGCCTGAAGGCCAGCCTGTGCTCGACACCATCGTCGAGTGGATCTTCGATAATGCTGAATCACCTGGTGTACGCATTACGGCCAACCGCATCATCGCTTGGTCATTCGTGCCCGACTGGGCCGATGGCGTGATCGAGCGGCTGGCCTGGGCGACAGACATTTTGTCGAGCGAGTCCATGGTCGAGCTGCGCCGGAAACTGCGTCTGGCTCCTCGGCGTGAGCTGGAGGCGGCGATGTACGTCGAGGGGCGCGAGCGGCAACTGCTCGACCTGATGCTGTTCGGCTGGGGCGCACGCGTTTGGGCGCTGCCGCTGTGGCACGAGATCCAGCTGCTTTCCACACCGGTACCTGTTGGAGCGCTATCGGTTACCTGCAGCACCCAGTACCTGGACTTCCGGGATGGAGGGCTCGCGATGCTGCGTGGCGAGAGTGCCTTCAACAGCGAGACAGTTGAGATTGATGTCGTCACTGCCGGCGGGCTGCTGCTTAAACGTGCTACCCAGCAGGCTTGGCCTGCAGGCAGCCGTATTTACCCGGTACGCCCGGCGCGGCTGACCCAGGCACCAATGCTGCAACGGCTGACTGATCAGGCGATCGCTGCAGACGTGACGTTTATGATCACCGACGCTTGTGACTGGCCCGCCGTGATGCCTGCCACCTTGTATAGAGGGCACCCTGTGCTGGAGGCCCGGCCGGATGAAAGTGAGGATCTCACCAGCTCTTATGAGCGCCTGCTACTGACGCTGGACGGTGGTTTCTCAACCCCACTGACGACGGACACCGCAAACCGGACCATGCCGGTTCAGGCACACCGTTGGATTGATATGGGGCGTGCCGCACGGGCTGCGTACCGCTCGATGCTTTATGCGCTGGCTGGCAGACAAGTGCCTCTTTGGGTGCCAACCCATGCAGATGACCTCCAGCTTGTGGCCACGGCGTCCGCACTGAGCACTGTCCTCGATGTCGCCTACGTGGGCTACACCCGGTTTGGTCAAAGCAAAACCGGCCGTCGCGATATACGTATCGAGTTATTCAACGGCACTGCGTTGCATCGACGCATCACTGGCAGCATCGAGCTGGATCAGCACACAGAACGATTGGCGATCGATAGCGCCCTCGGTGTTCTGGTCGAGCCAGGTGATGTGATGCGCATCAGTTGGTTGGCGCTCTGCCGTGGCAATAGCGATGCCGTCGAGATCCATCACCAAACCGATAGCGAGGGTGTTGCCAGCAGCTCGCTGACTTTCAGAGGAGTGCGTGACGATGAGTTTTAACAGTCGCGAGCACTCACTCGCCGCCGGCGCGCCGATCCGCCTGTATGAGTTCAAGCGCGGAGTACTGCGCTGGCTGTACAACAGCTCAGACCGCGACATCACTCACAACACCCAGATATTTCGCAGTCAGGTGGGTGGTATCACTGACGATGGTATTCGCCAGACCGGCCAGGCCAGCGCCGACTCACTCAGCATTACCGCGCCGGCATCACTGGAAGTGGCGCAGTTATATAGAGGGCTACCGCCCACCAACACTATCGACCTAGTCATATATGACATGCACCACGGTGAGTCCGAGGTACTGGTGAGCTGGATCGGTGAGATCGCCTCAGTGAACTGGCCTAAGTTGGACCGCTGCACTATCAAGGCCACGCCGTTTGATGCGTCACTGGATCAGCCGGGCCTGCGCATGACCTGGCAGCGTGGTTGCCCTCACGCGCTATACACGCCGGCGTGTGGCGTCGATCGCAATGCGTACAAGGTCAGTGCTGTGGTGCAGAGCTTGACCGGTGTGAGCATCAGCAGTGGCACGTTCGATGCGTTCCCGGATGGTTGGTTCGCAGGTGGCTATATCGAGTGGCCGATCGGCTCAGGAGAGTTTGACCTCCGGGCTATTGAAACCCACGTTGGCCAAGTGTTGACGCTCCTCAGCGGTACGGCCCGGATCGTTCCAGGGCAAGGCATTACTGCTTACCCCGGCTGTGGTCATGTGGTTCAGATCTGCCACACGAAGTTCAACAACCTCCCCAACAACGGCGGTATCCCGCACCTCAGCGGCCGCAGCCCGTTCGACGGCAACCCGGTGTTCTGATGAATCCACTACCCATCATTATGATGATCGTCAGCACGGCGATCAGTTACGCGAACCGGCCGAAAATTCAGCCGCCTCGGCCTGCAGCGTTCGAGGAATTTGATTTTCCCGTTGTTGAGGAAGGCACGCGGCAGTACGTGATATTTGGCGACGTCTGGATCAAAGACTGGATCGTGCTGAGCTACGGCAATTTTCGTACGTCACCGATTCAGAGCAAAGGTGGCAAGAGCGGTATCGGGGGATGGGTGCCGGGGATTTTGCCGGGGACTACCAATCCGATCGAGGCATGGTTCTCGCCATCCGAAAAGCTGGGGCTTGGCCTTTCCCAGTACGACCCGTTCCAACCCGAAGAACCCAATAACAGCCTACCTGCACTCCTAGACGGTGACACATGGATCGGAAATTAGCTGTGCGTGCTTGGCCGCGCCACTTGCATGCGATGCGCCAGTGCTGCGGTGGTGCCAGGCCTTTGGCCGAAGCGCTGGGGCTCGATTACAACGAGTTCGTGTTTCGTGGCATCGATGTCGCTGAGTTGCGCGCCACGGGAAACGCATTTGCGCTCGCCCTCGCCGAGCAGGCCGAGCGCGAGTGCCAGGAGAATGTTGAATGAGTGACGTAGGCGGGAAAAAGAAGCCAATAACTAAAGGCCACCGCTATTTCTTCGGTATCCACATGGGCATCGGCAGATTTATCGACGTGTTTAAGGAGATTCGCGTTGGTGGTCGGACAGCATGGAAAGGCGCTAAGGCCGGGCAAGCGCGCTGGAAGATCACGGCTGCGACCCTGTTTGGCGGTGATGACGGTGAGGGCGGCATCCATGGCACCATCGACATGATGACTGGGGCCGCAAATCAACCGGTTAATCGCCGGCTGCGCAGCATGTTAGGGGGGCTGGTACCGGCTTTTCGTGGTGCCTGCACATTGTTCTATGACGGGCTGGTGACCAGCATGTCGCCCTATCCGAAGCCCTGGGAGGTGCGAGTAGCGCGCACCAGCGGTGGGTGGGATGGAAGTACCTGGTACCCGGAAAAGGTGACGATCGCCCTCGGCTCGATCCAAGCGATGAACCCTGCTCACATCCTTTACGAGGCCATCACCAACCGTGACTGGGGGCGCGGTAAGGATCGATCGCTGATTGATGATGCCCAGTGGCGAAGCTCGGCCGACGCCCTGTACACCGAGGGTTTCGGTCTGTGCCTGGCCTGGAAGCAGGCGGATAAGATCTCATCCTTTATGCAGTCGATCCTGGATCACATCGGCGCGGCCGTCGTGCTGAACCGCCGCACCGGTAAGTTGCAGTTGCTGCTTATCCGCGACAACTATGTGGTTGCTGACCTGCCTTTGTTTGATGAAGACAGTGGGCTGTTGAGTATTGAGGATGACGAGAACGCGGCGTCGGCCCCTGCCGCGAATGAAATCATCGTCACCTTTACCAACCCGGAGGCGTATGGCGCGCAACAACAGGTGCGTGTGCAGAACTCTGCCGCCATTGCATCGGTTGGCGCTGCCAACACTGAGACCATCGATTTCCTGCATTTGCCGACTGCGGCATTGGCCCTCCGGGTGGCGCAGCGCGTGTTGCGTGAAAAGAGCGTTTCAAAACGGCTGAAGGTGACACTGGACCGGCGTGGTAGTGGGTTGCAGCCTGGTACGCCTTTTCGTATCCGTAGCACTCGGCGGGGCATTGCCGAGATGGTTCTGCGCGCAGGCAAGGTTGAGGATGGCACCCTAGCATCAGGGTCGATCACTGTTACGGCCATGCAGGATGCGTTTGGCCTGCCTGCCACGTCATTTGTCGAAGTCCAGCCACCTGAATGGGTGCCGCCTGCTACCTCGCCGCTGCCGGCGACTGTGCGCAAGCCCTTCGAGTTGTCGTACCGCGACCTGGTTGTTGGCTTGTCTGCTGCCGACCTCGCGGCGTTGCACCCGACAGCGTGCGCCTTCGGCATCATGATTCGCCGGCCAACCAATGCATCGATCAACTATGTGCTGCTGACCAAGGCCGGTGGCGTTGACTACAACGCAGCTGGAGCAAGCGATTTCTGCCCATCAGCGCAGATCGTGAATGACATTGGCCATCTGGGTACTGCAGTCCAGTTTACCTTCGTGACCGATATTGCAGGGTTCACGGCGGGCTCGATCGGTGTGATCGATGACGAAACAGTGCAACTGGTGAGTGTGGACTGGATGACCGGAAACGCAGTTATCAAGCGCGGCTGTGGTGACACAGTCCCTGTACCCCATGCGGCTGGTGCACGGATTTGGTTCTACGCTGACAGCTCTGCGGTCGATCCCGTTGAGTACGCCGTTGGCGTTACCGTATCGGCAAAGGTTTTGCCATACAGCTCCGGTGGCTGGCTGGATGCAGCGTTGGCCCCAGTCGATACGTTGCTGATGGCCCAGCGCCAATACCGGCCATATCCACCCGGCAAACTGCAAATCGGCGGCGTTGCATATCCAGCTGCAGTGGAGGGTGATGTGGTGCTGACCTGGACCCACCGTGATCGCGTCCTGCAAGCAGATCAGGTTGTCGATACCACCCAAGCCAACATTGGCCCCGAGGCCGGCACGACTTACAGCGCGCGTCTGCTCCGGGCTGATACCAACGCAGTGCTGGTCAGCCAAACATCCCTGGCAGGCACGACAACGACACTAACGACGACATACGTCGGCGCAGTGATCGTTGAGCTGTGGTCAGTGAGAGGTGGGTTAGATAGCTACCAGCGACACAGATGGACGATCGCGCATACGGTCCCACCAGTTGGGCCTTGA